GAAGGCCCACGGCCAGTTCGCCCGCGAATCCGATACTGTCGCCGGGGCGCAGCAGCGCGCCGCCGCCCAATTCCAGAACGCGAAGGCGGCGATCGGGCAGGCCCTGCTGCCGGCGATGCAGACTCTTACCACCGCGCTGGCCGAGGTGGCGAAGTGGGCCGGGAAGCATCCCAAGCTGATGGTCGCCATGGTCATCGGCATCGCCGCCGTGACCGCCGCCGTGGTCCTGCTCAACGTCGCCCTGTCGATCACCGCCGTCCTGACCGCCCCGGTAACCCTGGCCATCGTGGCGATCGTCGCCGGCCTCGCCATGTGGGCCGCCGTCATCTACCTGGCGTGGAGAAATTCGCAGACCTTCCGCAACGTCGTCCTGACATCCTGGGCGGCGATCCGCTCGGCTGCAGCGCGGGTGTGGAGCGGCCTGGTCGCGATCTTCCGGACCCAGCTGATACCGATGTTCCGCAAGGTCGGCAAGGCCGCCGGGGAAGTCGGCGTGGCGATCGTCGCCGGCTGGAACGACCTGAAACCCACGCTCACCGAGGTGTGGGCCGTCGTGCGGAAAGTCATCGGCGCAATCGCCAACTACTACCAGGGCCACATCCGGGCGGTGGCCGCCGTCGTCAAGGCCATGACCATCATGGTCGGCGCCATAAAAATCGGCATCCGGGTGATGGTCGAAACCTGGAAGACGCTCTGGATCGCGGTCAAGCTGGTCGTCAAGCTGATCACGGCGGAGTGGAAAGCGCTGCGCTCCGCGATCGACGTCGCGTCGAAAGCCATCGGCGTGATCTTCCGCGCCGTGGGCACCGCAGCCAAGACGTTGTGGTCCGTCGTCGGCGCGGTCATCCGCCTGATACAGGCCGCGTGGAACAACCTCAAGGCCGCGATTTCCGTCGCGTCGTCGGCGATCAACACGATCCTGCGGGGTGTCGCCACGGTCGCCCGGGGACTGTGGTCGACCGTCGCCAGCGTCGTCCACCTGATCATCGCCGCCTGGAACAACCTGAGAAACGGCATCGCCAGCGCCAGCAGCTACATCCGCAATAGCGTCCTGGCGCCGCTGAAAGCCTACGTAGGTACCATCGCGTCGGCGTTCGCCGCCGCCAAGAACAACGCCGTCGCCGCGTTCAACGGACTCGCCAGCGGCATCGCGTCGATCATCAACCGCGTACGCAGCGCCGTCAGCGGATTCAACCTGAACGCCCTGATCAACGTATTCAGCTCCGCGAAATCGAGGATCATCGGAATCTGGGACAGCATCGCCGGCACGATCGGCGGGATCATCGACCGCATCAAGGGATACATAAACGGCCTACAGAGCAAGATCGGCAGCATCCACATCCCGAAGATCCCGTTTCTGAACTCCCTGGCCATGCCCGTACCACCACCGCCGGCCCCCGCACCCCACGTCGGCGGCACCCAGGCAAGATCAACCAGTACGGCACCGCGCTCGCAAGGATCAGCCGGGGATGTCCTGGCCGGGGCGACGTTTCAGCTGGTCCTGGACGGGCAGGTCGTGGAGAAGGCCGTCACGAAGGTGACCGTGGCGCAGAACCGTGTTCTGGCGCGGCGGATCCTCAACGGCCGGCCGGCGCAATGACCACCACCCTGGCTGCGCCGACCGCCACCGCATACACCGACCCGTCACCATGCCCCCGCGTGTCGGTCGTGATCGCCGTAGTGGCCGGGGTGGCGTCGGTGACCGTCTACCGCAGCTCGTCGGCCGGTAAGGATGCGATACGCGACGCGGTGCGTAAGCCTGTGACCGCGGTCGGGTCGATGGTGTTCAACGATTTCGAGGCCCCGTTCGGCACCCCGCTGACCTACACCGTCGTCGCGTACGACGCCGCCGGGGTGCCGTCGGTCGAATCGGCCGCGTCCGCCGCCGTGACCCTCAACGTCACGACCGGCTGCCCCTGGGCCATCGACCCCACCAATCCCAGCCTGTCCATGCAGTGGAAACAACTGGCCTGGGATTCCCGCGAATACAAGAGGGACCAGGCGCAGCTGATACCGCTGGCCTCCGATCAGGCCATCGTGGTCACCGGCCGCCGCAGTCTGCCGTTCTCCACAACCGAGGTGGTCACCCAGACCGCCGAAGACGCCGCGACACTGCGGTCCCTGGCCGATACCCCGGTCATCCAACTCCGCACCCCGACGACCTGGGTGTGGCGGGGCGGCTATTTCACGATCGGAGGCTGCACCGAGTCGCCGCACTATTTCGACCCGACCGACCCGACCATGGTGTGGCAACTCGAGCTGATCCCCGCCACCCGCCCCGACCCGGCCCTCTTCTTCCCCGTATACACCTGGGCCGACGTCATCGCCATGTACCCGACCTGGGCAGGCGTCGCCGCCGCGAAGAACAGCTGGCTGTCCGTGGAAGCCAACCCCGACCCCGGCTCGGGAACGTAGCCGTGGCGCTCCTAGCCACGTCGGCCGCGTTCGCCGCCGCCGTCCGCAGCTCCCACCGGATCGCCATCCGCGCCGACGTCTGGTACGGCGGGTATCTGAAAATTTCAGATGTGCCCATCACCGCCGGCAGCGTCACCATCGACGACGACGCCGACATCCGCGGTACCGGGAAGGTAACCATCGCCGACGCGACCGGGGCGTGGGTGCCCGTGATCGGGCAGGAAGCCACCCGCATCACCCCGTGGGGGCATGAGCTCAACATCCGCTACGGCGTCGTACTGCCCAACGGCGTCACGGAGTACGTATCGCTGGGATGGTTCCGCATCCAGACGATCAAATCCAATGAGTCATGGCGCGTGAACCCGTCGGGAGCGTTCGTGTCCGGTGGCGCCGAACTCGAAATCGAGATGGTCGACCGGATGGCCGTCATCGACGATGCCCGGTTCCTGACCATGGAACAACCGGCGGCTGGGGCGAAATGCCTGGCCGAGATCCGCCGGCTGTGCGCCGGGCTGGTACCCCAGGCGAAGTGGCCCACCATCACCGACCCCGCTATCCCGGGGGACATCACCTACGACGACAATCGACTATCCGCGGTCAAGACACTGGCCGGCGCCGCCGGGGTCAAGGTGTTCATGGACCGCAACGGATATTTGATGATCCGGCAACTCGCCGCTGTCACCGGCGGCGATATCACGTTCACGGGGGCATCCGATGGGGCCCTGATCTCGATCGGGGAGGAGTACAACCGCGACGGCATCTACAACGCCGTCGTTGCCCGCGGCAGCACCGACACCGATCAGGCACCGGTGCAGGGCATCGCCTACGACACCGATCCGGCATCGCCCACCCGCTGGAACGGGCCGTTCCGCCGTGTGCCGGCGTTCTACGCATCGCCGCTGATCACCACCACCGCCCAGGCCACCGCCGCCGCCACCACCCGCCTGGCGTCGTATCTCAAGACGCGGCAGCAGGACATCACGATCGAGGTGGTTCCGAACCCGGCCATGGATCCCGGGTTGACCACATGCACGATCACCACACCCCGGCGGACCGTCACCGGCCGCCTACGAACGCTCACCATCCCGCTGACCGCCGATGGGCCCGCCACCGCCACGGTGAACGTGGCGCCGTCCGCACCGACCCGGGAGGCCACCGATGCCGGTTGACCTGGCCGCGATCCTGGCGCCGAAACCATCGCGGGCTGCGAGCCTACGCACCGCCGTTGTCACGGCGCTGCTGTCCGGCAACCGGCTGCAGGTCAACCTCGACGGCGTCAACGTGTCCGTGCGCCGCGGGCTGCATTTCACGTCCGCCGTCGGGGATGTGGTCCTGGTCGCCACAACCGGGCTGGGCGAAGCATGGGCGTTGATGGTGATCGCCACCGGCACATCACCCACGCCGATCGCCACCCCACCGGGCCCACCCGCCGGGGGCACGATGACGTTCCCGGCACTCGATGCCGCCAGCTGGCGCAACGGCAACCGCCGCCTGGACCGGACCAATGTCATGTCCGGCGACGAGGGTGGCGGCATGAATAACGGTGCATGGTTCTACGGGGATTCGATCGCCGCAACGTTGACCGGCCGGACCGTGACCGCAGCCCAGGTCTGTATCGACCGCCGCGGCGGTAACCCGCTGACCGCAGTCGATATCAGCCTGTACTTTCACAACCTGCTCAGCGCCCCGACGACCGGTGAACCGGCTGCGGTGGTCGGATGGACAACGATCGGCACCGTGGCCGACGAAACGGTCGCCTGGCTGCCCCTGTCGGTGGTGTCGGTGCAACGGATAGTCGACGGCACCGCCGCGGGTGTGGGCATATACCAGTACGGGACATCCCCATTCGTTGTCCTGGCGTCCCTGGCCCAGTCGGGGCAGACCGGCGCCCTGTCCATCACCTGGGCATGACCGAAAGGAACCTACGATGCCAGCCGACACCGGGAGCCCGTGGAACATCCCATACCCCGTGTCCTCGGATGCACCGGACGACCCGAACCAATCCAAGACACGATCCGAGAAAGTCGCCACCCACCTGACGACGATAAACAGCTCGATTACGACACTGAACGGCAGCGTCACCACGTTGCAAGGTCAGATGACCACCGCCAACACCAATATCAACAAGAGGCAGCTATGGTCGTCAACAGGGTCCCTGACGTGGGCCGCTTCTCAGACCTCCGGGGCCCAGACCTTGACGATCCCAGCGGGGATCTTCACATCGGCGGCGCCGGGATTGGCCTGCCAGTCGACCGGGGCGAGTTACATAGTCTTCCGAACCCACTCGACCACGCTGACCGGCTGTACATTCTCGGGATGGCTGCCGGCATCGTCCAGCCTGACGTGCGCCGTTAGCGTCATCGCCGCGTACTACTCATCCACCGGGGCATTCACGGCGCAGGAAGCGGCGCCAGCTCGCCCGGCCGATGATGACCTGTTCGGTCCGAGCGTGGAAGCGCAGCTGATCTGCCACACCCGAGAATGCGAAAGCGAAGACACGCCTGTAATCGTCTGGACGTACCGGTCCGCCGAGTTCACCTGCGGCGGCTGCGGCGAACCCATCACCGACGCCGCGTTTCTGCCCGGTAAGAAAGGCAAGGGGCGGTAGATATGTTGACCACCGTGGGCCCATGGTTAATCCCCTATTCTGAGCTGACCGACCCACCCGACGACCCCAGCCAGTCGAAGAGCTGGGCCGACCGCGTGGCCACCAGTTTGACGACCCTGAACAACAGCGTCACCACGGCCAGCGGCAACATCACGACGCTGCAGAACCAGATGACCAGCCTGAACACTGAAACCGCCAACGTCCAGCTGTGGACAACCACAAGCACAACAGTATGGACGGCATCCGCGATTTCGGCCCCACGGACGTTGACCATCCCCGGCGGGATATTCACCCAGACGCCGGCAGTGTTCTGCCAAATTGTGGAACCGACCAACGCTTACTACCCGTGGTATCGAACCCATACCGTGACGACAACCAGCGTGACCGTGTCGGGCACATTCTCCGCAACGTCTAGCAGCACATGGACGTTTTTCCTGCTCGCGCTCACCTACGCCAGCACCCTGCGGGTCCATATCGCCGCCGAATCCGACCCCGGCCCCGATCCGATATTCGGCGCCGCCGTGCGCCGGGAGCTCGTGTGCGACAACCCGGAGTGCCCCGCCGCCGGCGAACCCGTCGACGTCTGGACCTACGCCGGCGCGACCTTCGCATGCGGCAGCTGCGGCCAGGACATCGCACTGGGCGATTGACCCGGCTAAGATGATCATGGACCCGTGGGGCCACGCCCAACCACACGTAGTCTGGTCAACCCACCATTTCCCCACATTTCCGGCGGTTGCGCGGCGCCGGTTGTCCCGGTATCGTGCATTTCCGCAGGTCAGGGGCCCGGGAAATTAGGGCTACCGAAGAACTATTATCGGGCCACGGAAAGACGATCTGACCTGCGGAAATGCAGGTCGACGGCCCCTGAGGGGCCAGGCCCGCACCCCGGAGGGGCCACCTTGATCGTTCCGGTGCGTGTCCTGGTGCCCTGGCATGGCCGTTGACCTTCCCGAGTGGAAGGCGAGTTGCCCCCCTATGGCAGATTTCGAAGAACGCAAGAACACCGACGGTACGGTCACCTACCGGGTGCGGTGGCGCCAGGACGGCAAGCGGCCCACCTACGGATTCAACACGGGCCCGGACAAGCTCGGTGACCGCGCGGTGGAGTATGCGGAACGTTTCCGGGATCTCGTCACGATAAATGGTGACCGACTGCCTACCCGGGAACAACTCGCGGCGTTCGGGCTGGCATGGATTCTTCCCGCCCCCGCACCGACCCTGCCGGCCCTACCCGCACAGCAGCCGCGGCCGCCGGCCGCCCCAATGACCGTCACCCAGATGATCGGCGCCTACCTCGACTATCTGGAAAAGGAGATCGACCACCCGGAGAAACGCACGATGCGTGCCTACCGCGGATACCTCCGGGTCCAGATCGAGGCGCGGCCATTCGGCGAATTGGATCAGGCCACGTGCACGTGGGAGGACGTCAACGCATGGCAAAAGGACTGCCTGAACAGGATCAGCCCGCAGGGCCGTGCCATCCTGTCGCACGATTCCGTGTCGAAGATCCGCGCGTCTGTTGTCGCCCCGGCATTCACCTGGGCATGTTCGCTGCGTTCGGGTCAATTGCGGGCGGCAGCCTCGCCGATGACGGATTCCAAGGCACCGGCGAAGCGGCAGGCGACACCGCCGGACATCCTCGAGATACCGCGGGAAGTGGCGACGTTTATCCGTTGCGCATGGCGCAGGGATCCCGACTTCGCCGCCATGGTCGCCGTGGTGGCCGCAACCGGACTGCGCTGGGAAGAAATTACCGCAGTGATGCCCCACCACGTGATCGTGGCCCGCAATGTTCTGCGGGTATGGCAACGCAACGTCGACGGCGAAATGCTGCGGGGAACCAAAAACGGCGGATATCGGGATGTGCCCGTGCCGGAGTGGATGATGCGCACCCTCATTGTGCCGCGGCTATCGCCCACGCGTACGGCCGTATTTCAGGGCCCGACCGGCCAGCCCTGGGCATACCCGACCGAATGGCTCCGATGGCGCGACACCAGGGCCAGCATGGCCGCCGCCGGTCTCCCGCTGCATCTGACCCACCACTGCCTACGGCACAGCGTCGCCGTCTGGCTGAAATCCGCCGACCTGCACCCGGAGAAGATCGAACTAATGCTTGGGCACCAGGACGCCAAAAGCGTAGGGCGACGTTACAACCAACTCACCAACCGTGACCGCGACCATATCCGCACGATCATGGCCGACTTTGTGCCGTCCTCGGCCTGGCCGGGGGACGTTATCGAGTAATCCTCTCGGGTGGTCCTACGGTCCGCCGTAGTGCCCGGGAACCCTGGGGATGCGTACGGTCCGCATCATTCCAACAATTTCCCAACGTTTCACGGCTGCGGGGCGTTGCGGGGCATCACCTGCCCGCGTGACGCGCCGCAGCGCTGGCGCGTTGCCTCCCATGACGGGCCATACAGTGGCCGTCTGGGCGAGTCAACAGCTCGTGCGTTCGGGGGGATGCAAGATGACCGACAGTGAATCTGCCGTAACCCAGCCGGTACCGGATAGCGGGGGGGGGGTCCGGGAACCTGCCGATCCGTCGATTGATCTCGATGTAGTTGATGATCTTGATGCGGCGGCGCCGGGGTTCCCGCTAGGTTCGGCCACGCCGCGCCGCGGTGACACCCTGACCCTCTTCACCCTCGAGCAGGCGGCCCCGTGGTTGGGCATCGGCGTTGACACGCTGCGCCGGCTGCTGCGTCAGAACCTGATCCCCCGGCATTTCCTGTCCCGCCCCAGTCCCGGCAAGACGATGGTCTGCGCCGACGCCATCCATGGTCTCGCGGACTGGTTCCGCGAGGTGGATTGGGAAGCGCTGCTCGCGGCCCCGCCGCCGGGCGTCCGACCCCACCGCGATCGGCCGACGTGGTGATGCGGCGACGCTTGTCCACGTGCAAGTGGTGCGCGGCGCCGATCCGCTGGGCGTTCACATCCCAGGACCGGCACCTGCCGATCGACGCGCACCCGGTCGCCGACGGCAACCTTGTCCTGACCATGGACGACGGCGGCTACGCCCACGTTCGCGCGCTGCGCCGCGGCGAGATCCCGCCGCAGCAGCTGTGGATCGCGCACTCGGTGACCTGCCCCAGCCGGCAGGCGATCCGGGCCCGGGACCGCTACCGCCGGCAGCGGCGCAGCTTCCCACCGATGCTGGGCGCGCAGCAGCTCGAGATCGCCCCGCCTCCTGACGACCCGGCGGGGCCGCGATGACCACCGCGCAGCTCACCCTGCATCAACGCTCCCTGGCGCCGCTGCGGGACCTGTGCGCGCAGCTGCTGGCCGACCCGGGCCGGTCCCGGTTGGCGATCGCCGTGATGGACGTGACCCCGGCATGGTCGGACACCGCCGACCCGGATCGGGTCGTCGCCCGGGCCGGGATCCGCCACGTCGCCGCGATCACCGACCCCGCCGACCGGCGCGTCGGCCGCTACCTGCTGCGCCGCCAGTACGAACGCCTGGCCGATCGGCCGGTCCTGCCGTGGCGGCTCGAGGAAGACCTGTCATCAATTCTCGACAACGTCCCAGTACAGGAGTAAACCCATGTCCGAAACCGCTACCGTCGCCGCCGGTCAGCCGGCCGCCGCCGTCGACCCTGTCGACCCTGGCCCGCGGTGGGCCCGTATCGAGCTCGAGTGCTTCTACCGGTCCCGGGATCACCTGCCGGATTTCACGGTCCGCTGGGATCAGGACTGCGGCCCCGGGGCCGATTTCTCGTTGCTGCGGATCCTGCTGCTGACCCTGGCCACGATCCCAGACAACAACGTCCAGTGGTGAGCGCGCTCACCCGCCGCGGCTCGACCCGCCGGTGGCGGCAGATCCGCGACGCGATCCTGCGCCGTGACAAGTTCCGCTGCCAGATGATCCGCGACGGGGCCCGCTGCGGCCGCCCAGCGACCGACGTCAACCACCGGGTACGCCGCGCCGACGCACCCCGCGGGTTCCTGGTCGACGCACCATCCAACCTCGAGGCGGCATGCGCGCCGTGCAACCGCGGCGACCGGATCAACCGCACCGGCCCGCCGGCACAACCAAGCCTGGCGCAGGTGGCCATCGCCAACATCCTCGACCGGGCCGGGGTGCCCCACACCGCCGGCCGCCGCCTGGCGCTGCCGGCCCTGATCGACGCCGGCCACCCGTGGCGTAACCGGGACGTGGACGCCGCCTGCCAGTGGCGCCGAAACCGGGGGCCACTTGTCCGTGTGTGACTACGACCCAGAACAGGAGGACGCGTTCATGGCCTGGCTGCGCCTAGATGATGGCCTAGACGACGATCCGATCATCCTCAACGTTTCCCGCAGCCGCGGGGAAGCTGACCGCGTACTCGGCATCCTCACCGCGATGATGCTGTACGCCGCCCGGCACCTCACCGACGGTTTCCTACCGGAGCTGATCTTCCGCGAGCACGTGCGCTCGAAACGCCTACGGGAAGCGTTCACCCGCCCGCCCGGGGGCGGGACGGCGCTGCTGCACCGCCGCGGCGACCAATGCGAATGCCTGGAAGGGCGGCAGTGGCCGGCCACCGGCGCGGACTACGCCATCCACCATTACCTGAAATCGAACCCGACCCGCGACGAGTACGACGTGCAACGGGCCAAACAAGCCGAGCTGCGCGACCGGGAGCTGCTCGCCGCGGTCCGCCGCCGGGACGGGGACTGCTGCCGCTACTGCGGCCGGGAAACCCGCTGGGCCGATCGCCGCTCCGGTTTCGGCATGGTCCTCGACCACATTGATCCGACGCTCGCGGCCGGCGCCGCCAATCTGGTGGTGGCCTGCCGGTCATGCAACTCCCGCAAGGGCAACCGCACCCCGTTGGCAGCCGGCATGGACCTGCTGCCGGCGATGGGCGACTGCGCACCGGACCCGACCAACGACGAAACCAACGACGAAACCAATGACCAGATCAACAGGTCAACCACAGATACGACTACTCACGCGCCCGTACGGGACGGGACGGGACGGGTTAACGGCGCAGCAGGCGACGCCGGACCCGATGGCGTGCGGGACCTGATCGGCCCGGCCCAACCACGACGCAGCTCGGCCCACCCGAACCCGTACCACCGCGCCGCCATCACCGGCACCGACCCGGCCGACCACCCTGGCCTACCCACCTAACCGAAGGAGCGCCCCCCTATGTCGCATCATGCTGATCCGCTATCCGCCGCCGACGCACTCGCCGAACGCCTGGTCGCCGCCATCACCGTCGGGACACCCGCCGATCGGGACGCAGCCATCGCCCGGGACTCGCGCAACACCAAGGCCCTGGCCCAGGTAGCGGCCACGCTCGCCCTGGTCTCCATGGCCCGTGACGTACGCCGCGCGGTGGATCTCGCCAACCAGTTCTACTTCATCGACGACGAGGAAGAGCAGCAGTGACCGACCACCAGGAAGAGGCGAAAGAGTACCTGATGCGGGCCCAGCGCCACGCGATGGCAACGCTCGAAGCCGTAACAGCTGCGATCACCGAACTAACCAAGGTGCCGCGGCCGCCGGTCGAACGGCCGCGTCCGCAGCCATATCCCCATGCGACGGGTCGCCATGGCGCAGCGGATGTGGCGGCGGGTCCACCATGGGTTCCGGGAATCTGACCATGAAACCCACCGCTGGTAATGAGGTGGTGCGGCACGGCTACACGATCGCCGACCTGCATGGGATCGCCCGTCACGCCGTGCACATCGCCGGACCCATGGCCACCAATTGGCACGAGCGTTACGACCTCGCATGGTCAGGCGTGGTCGAGTACCTGTTCGCACTGGAAGAGGACGCAGCGCCTTACCGCTCGGATCTGATCCTCGCGGGGCGGCTGGCCCTGTATGCCGAGATCACTGCCGAACGACAGTGCTACGGCTACTACAAGGCGAAGACGGATGGGGCGTTGCATGGCATGGCCAGCTCGCCGGCGTTCCGCACCTATTGGTGGGACTGGGTTACTGCCCGCACGCCGTCCCATGAGACCCGGATCGTGGATCGAATGAGCGTGTCCGCGATCCTGCCGTTGCTAAAGCCAAGGCACCGGGAGGCCCTGGTCGCGCTGGCCGTGCACGATGACTACCAGCAGGCAGCCGATGCCATGGGCATACCGCAGGCGACGTTCAAGAGTCTGATCAGTCGTGGCCGTAAAGAGTTCCGGCAGTGGTGGCATGAGGGTGAGACGCCATCGCGGCCGTGGGGAGTGGACCGCCGGGCTGGGCAACAGGCAGGTGGGCCGCGCCGGCAAGGTGGATCACGAGCCACCCTCGAGGCGCTGCGCCGCCGTAAGCGGATGCACCGACAATGAGTGGCGATGCTCCCGATGTGTTGATGCTGTCGCTGATGGTTGCCGTGCCGCTGCGCATCGCCGAGCTGGGGCCGCTGCCGCCGAAGATTCGCTTCTGGCGGATGCGGACCTGGGCCGCGGCGTCGGTCGACGATGTGACGTCGAGGGGCGACATCCTGATGTATCGCCACCCCAAGGCCCGCGGCGACACCGCCCAGGTGTTCAACAACCTGGCCCGGGGCCTGGCCGCACTGGCATGTTGCCCGGGCGGCGTGTGCTTCGCCGGAATGCACTGGTGCCTTGATGAGCACAGCATGGGCAGGGCAGGTACCCACTGGGAAACAACCACTCGCCCATCCCGCGAAGTCAAACGACGGCGGCGATGAACCCCGCGGGCGGTTTTTTTCAGGGGCCTAGCCGGCCCGGACAGCTCGCTGTCCCTATCTCCCCCCGAACCGGTGGGGAACCGAGGAAATGGGCGTAGATGCGTGTACGAATAAGAGTGATACCGATCAATATGGAGGGGAGCGGGATGAGCTGGCGGGTAGCGGAGTCTCTCGATCAGCTGCTGTCGGAGATCAACGCGTCGGCGCCGAACCGGAGTAAGGCCAGTGACGGATCGGTCGGCGACCAGGCGCACCAGAGCACGGACTCAGATCACAACCCGCACTGTCAGGGGTGGGTTGTGACCGCGCGGGATTTCACCCACGACCCGGATGGCGGGTTCGACTCTTACGCGTACGCGGACTGGCAGCGGCGCCGATGCAAGGGCGAAATCCTGATCGGTGGGGAACGTGAGACACGGGTCAGCTACATCATTTCCAATCGACGCATCGCGAGCCCATCGAGTAACTGGGCATGGTGCGACTACACCGGATCGAACCCGCACGACCATCACGTGCATGTCAGCGTCGACTGTACGGGCGAAGGCGGGGCCATGGACTCCACGCAACCGTGGGGATGGACAGGAGGCGATGACGTGGCAGCGCAGGATGTCTGGGCGTGGGATGTGGATCCCAGCGGCAGCAAACGTACGGCTGGCGGGTCGCTGTGGGACTGCCTGGTCCGCACGGACTATCTGGCCAATAGCTTCGCGCCCGCAACGAACAACGCCCTGTCGGCGATGGCCGCAGACATCATCGAAATCGAACTTGCCCTGGAGAACACCCGAACCCGCCTGGACAGCATGACCAGCTCGGTTGCGGATCTCAGCTGCACCGTCCAGGCCCAGACTGACCAGCTCGAGGACCACGGCCGGACGTTGGGGCAGATCAAGGCGACGCTGGTGTTCCTGGTCGTCCTGATCGCCGTGATCGGCGGTGGTGTGGGTGCCTGGGCCATCGCGGCGGGATGACGAAGAGGAAGGCCGCCGGGTCCTGCGCCGGGCCCATTACCTCCTGCTGGTGTTGCTGATCGCCGCCGTGTTCACCATCGTGCTCGCCTGTTACATGGGGGCGAGTCTCGTCTATGGCCAATGAGCGGAGGCGCCGGGATACGGGGGCCTTGTTCGATCTCCCGCCCGGCCGGAAGGGGCGCGTGGAACGGGCCGTCGATGCGGCGATCGCCGCGGCCCGCCGCGATGGCGCCCTGGCCGATGTCGACGGCGCAGCGTTGACGTTGGCCAGGGCCCAGGCCCGGGGGGTCGACATCGCGGAGGCGGGACAGGATCTGTGGGCCCTGGCCCGTATCGGCGCCGAGCTGCGCGAAATGTTGCAACGGCTACGCCTGGACCCGGTTTCCCGAGGTGGTCAATCCGATGATGTACGAGACTTCCTCGCCGACCTTGCCCGCCCCGCCCCCAGTAGCCCAGCCCCGGTGGGCGACCCCCCGTGACCCTGACCGGCCCACGTTCGGCACCGCGGTGGGCAAGGTGGCCGGCGCCCTGGGTTGGCAGCTGCTGCCGTGGCAGCAGCACGTCGCCGATGTCGCCCTGGAAGTCGACCCGGATACCGGGGAGTGGGCCCACCCGCTGATCGTGTGCACGGTGCAACGGCAGGCCGGTAAGACCGTGCTGGTGGGCGCGAACTCGATACACCGCTGCCTGGCCGGGCCGGACCGCGAGTGCTGGTTCACCCAGCAGGACCGCACCCACGCACGAGCGACGTTCATGAAACTCGTGAAGCGGGTGCGCCGCGGCGTGATGGGTCCGCCGTTCACGAAGATCCGCGAGAGTAACGGGTCGGAGTCGATCACCTTCCCGAACGGCTCGAGTTACGGCATCTTCGCCCCCAGCGAAGATGCCCTGCACGGCACGACCAACGCCCTGGTCAACATCGACGAGGCATGGTCGTTCGATGACGCCCGTGGCACCGAGCTGGTGCAGGCGATCCTGCCGACGTTCGCCACGGTCGACGGTCAGCTGTGGATCTTCTCCGCCGCCGGCAACCACCGTTCTACCTGGCTGCGGTCCCTGGTCGACGCCGGCCGCCTGGTCGCCGAGGCCGGCGGCACTGGCGGCATGGCCTATTTCGAGTGGGGCATCGGCGACGACGTCGACACGGCCAACTTGGCCGAGGTTGCCGCCGCGCATCCGGCATGGGGATACACCCTGCGCCCGACCGCCCTGGCCGACGCCAGCCGGATCATGACCGCCGAGGAATTCGCCCGGGCCTACGGCAACCGGTGGTCGGCCGCCGGCGGGGAGTCGGTCATCCCCACGATGATCTGGGCGTTGGCCGCCGACGACCTCGTCACCCGCCTGCCCGAACCCGGCGTGTGCTGTCTCGGGTTGGATGTGGGCCGCGACGGCGCGGATACCGCGATCGTCGCCGCCTGGCGCGACGAGGACGGCACCGGTCACGTGGAGCTGGTCGACGTGCGCACCGGCACCGGCTGGGTGGTGCAACGCCTGGCCGAGCTGGTCGGGAAGCTGAAACCACGCGCGATCCTGTATGACCGGCTCGGGCCGGCGCTCGCGGTCGGGGACGCGTGCGCCCGGGCCCGGCTGCGGGTGTCGGTGGCCACGTTCGATGACCTCGCCGGCGCGGCGTCGGCGTTTCTGACCGGGCTGTCGGACCGCACCGTCCGTGTGCGACCGCATCCCGCGCTCGACGCGGCCGCTGCTGCGGCGTCGCGGCGGATGGTCGGGGACCGCTGGGTGTGGGGCCGCCGCGATGCCGGCGACACCGTGGCCGCGTTGATCGCCGCGACCCTGGCGCTGTGGGGATTCGACCACGCTCCCCGCCCGCCACGTTTCACCGTTCGATGACAAACCAGGGGGGAATTGATGTTTCGTGTGGATCCTGAACTAGATGCATCGGTTGAGTTGGCCGATGACGTGTCGTGGCGCAATTTTGCGTCGACTGTCGACGTCGACGGCCGGCTGCCGGCGGAGGAGCGGATACGCCGCGCGGAGGCGGCCCGGCATGCGTTTCTGTGCCGGATGGTGCTGCGCCGCGCGGAGATCCGCGCCGCCGATGCGCGGCTGAAAGAGCTCATCGCGCAGTATCGCAGGGAAGTCACGGCAGCCCGTAACGGTGAACCGGTCCCATGTCCGCGGCCGAAACCGAAGCTACGGACTCCATCCGGCCGGGCGGGGTGGCAGGCTTTACCGTTGTCCAACTAGAACCATCGGGAGGTTTGCTTTGAGAAATATCCTGCGCAGACTCGGCGTCCTGTCGGCGGCGACCCTGACCACCGTCACGCTCGGCGTCGGAGTGGCCCACGCCATGCCGGTACCCGATTTCATGGATGATGGGCCGGACGTAACGCCCGTGAGCACCACAGATTGGCGCCAGACTTCCGACAGGTTCGGCGACGACGACACGATCCGGGACCGCCACCGCCCCACGCCGCTGGTGACGTTCGAGCAGCAGTGCGTGCGGCGCGGTTGCCTGATCCGGGTACTGATTGATGACGGCACCCGGCGTTTCAGCTGCCGCCCGGGCGTGCGGACCCGCGGCGGCGATGACGAGGATCGGGTACGCGGCCGCGAGGTTGACGACAGTCGCCTGACGCGCGCGGACAGCCTGTCGGACTGGGGACACGATTTCGGCGATGACGATGACGACCCCACGGTTTCGCCGCAACGGTCGCTGCGGCTGCGGCTGATCTGCGTGCGGTTGGCGCGGTAACAGACCACGACGCAGCCGGCGAACTATCATGGGTGATCGAGTGCATCCCCCAAGATGTTGACTCAACCCGGTGAGGCAGGGAAGGCGGAGGCCTCCATCGCGTGAACCGCAGCGGACAGCAGTCACGCGTGTCTCCGCCTTCCCTGGCTGGGAATCGTAGAATCAGCACCGTGCCGCCACCACAACGGACCGTGCCCCGGATGTGGGAACGGCTACGCCGTCAGGTCGCGGCGGCGTTGACATTCCCGACCCCGCCCCGTTCGGCGAACGTCGTGGCATATCAGCAGCCGTGGAATCAGATCGTGTGGCCGGCCCCCGCCGGTGTGGCCGATGACCTGATCTATCCGATGACCCCGGCCGTGGCCGCCGGCATCCCGGCTGTGGGGCGTGCCCTGGCCATCTACGCCGGCGCGATCAAGCAGATGCCGATGGACTCTTACCGCGCGGCGCAGCTGCTGGCCCGGCCGCGGCTGCTCGAGCAACCGGACCCGAACGCCCCACGCGGCTGGTGGGTCGGCGTGCAGATCGAGGAGTACCTACTCAACGGCAACGCCCTGGCCGTGATCACCGCCCGCGACGCCACCGGCTGGCCCGCCGCCGCCGTGTGGCTTCCCACCGCCTGGTGTGACATCGGATGGGATCCGGCGTACCCGGCCCGGGTGCAATACCTCGTCAACGGCCAACCGCTGCGGCCCGATGACATCGTCCACGTGCGCCGCTCCGCGGACCGTTCCTGCCCGGTACGCGGGATCGGCATCGTGGAACAACATATGCGCACGATGGAACGCATCAACACCCAGGAAACCTACGAAAAGTCGACGTTGACCGGCGCTGCCGTGCCGTCCGTGGCGATCGTGTCGAACAACCCGGAGCTGGGCCAGGGCGAAGCCGACGACGCCAAGGACGCTTGGATGGCCCGCTACGCCGGCGGGCGGCGCGAACCGGCGATCCTGCCCGCCGGCACCCAGGTCATCCCGTTGGCGTGGTCACCGGAGGATGCGCAGCTGACCGAGGCCCGGCGGATGGCCCTGACCGACATCGCCAACGCGTTCAACCTGGACGGCTACTACCTGGGCGCTCCCAACTCGACGCTGACCTACCAGTCGCCGGGGGCGAACTTTTCGAACCTGCTGCGGATCAGCCTGGAACCGGTCCTCAACGATTTCGAGGACGTGTGGTCGATGGCGCTGCTGCCCCGCGGGCAGCGGCTGCGGTTCGAGCGGGTGCAGTTCACCCGTGACGATTTCGCCTCCACCATCGACACCCTCGCCACCGCCGTCGCCGGCGAGATCCTCACCAAGGACGAGGCCCGGGCGTTCCTGGGTCTGGCATCCCCGGCCGGGCCGTCCCTGCTCGCACCGACGGCTACGACACCGCCACCACAGATGGAGAGCACGACATGAGTGCCGTACGACGGGTCAAGGTACGCGGCGGGCCACGCATGTCCTGCCAGATGACCGACGTGGACGTCACCGGCAACCTACGCACCCTCGCGGGCCGGGCCGCCCCGTACGACACGTGGACGGTCCGCGGCTGGTACCTGCTGAACCTCGCGACGGGATGTTTCGACAAGTCGATCAAGGAGGCGGGCCGGAATCTGCCGCTGCTGCTGTGGCACAACGACGAATCCTTCCCGATCGGCTACAACACGAAGTGGGCCAGCCGCGCCGATGGGCTGTGGGGCGAATGGTCCCTGGACGATGCCCCGGATGCGCAGCGCGCCGCCCGGCTGGCGCAGTCCGGTGTCCTGACCGGGTTGAGCGTGGCGTGGCAACCCATCATCAATGACTGGCAGATCTCCGAGCTCGAGGAATGGGCCATTGATGACGCGAACACGTTGGATCGGTGCACCCTGCGTGAAGGGCGGCTGATCGAAACGTCGATGGTGTCGACGCCGCAGTGGAATGAGGCCCAGGTGACCCTGGTGGCGTCACGGCGCGACACGCCCACGCAGCGGCCGAACCTTGACCGGTGGAAGGCGTGGCGTTCTAACCTGAACCAGAACGGCCAATAAGGAGCTGACCAAGCTCCGCCCGATCCTGCCGGGACACCGCCGGGCCCACGGCCCACGGGAGCACCCACGCTTCGGTTGACGCGCCCCGCGACTCCTTGTCGCGTGAGGCTTCCCGACGCTACGTGTGGAGTGTTCCGAAATGTCTATGGCGATCCTCGAGCGTTTCCAGTCCGAGCGGCAGGAACAAGTCGCATACATTGATCATCTGCTGGGTGAGGTTGACTCCGCCGGGCGGGACCTGTCGGACACCGAGAAAGCATCCCTGTCCGCCAGCCGCGAGCGCATCCAGGCCCTGGACGACCAGATCGAGCCGCTGGTCACGTTCGCGCAGCTGCGCGAAGCCTCCGCTAACCTGCCGTTCACCGCGCCGGGTGCCCGGCAGCAGACCCGCGCCCTGGCGCCGCAGCAGCCGCCGGCATACCTGACGGCCGGCCACGCGATGCTCGACGTCCTCGCCGCGATGCGCCACCGCGACAACGAACTAGCGTCGGTTTTCGGCCCGCGTCAGGAAGCGGCCGCGGCCCGATTGGCGGCGCTGCGGGACGGCGATCGTGTGGAACGTGCCGCGAATCAGACCACGGCCGACACCCCTGGCCTGCTGCCGGTGCCGGTCGTCGGGGCGGTGCTGAACACGATCGACGCCCGGCGGCCGCTGATCAGTTCCCTGGGGCCCAAGGCACTGGGCGGGATCCCGGGCCTGAAATTCGCCCGGCCCCGTATCACCCAACACACACTGTCGGGGAAACAGACCGCGGAAAAGACCGCCCTACCCACACAGCAAATGAAGATCGAGTCGGTGGAGTTTCCGAAGGAAACGCACGGCGGATGGGTGAACATTTCCCGGCAGGATATCGACTGGACCTCACCCACCGCGTGGAACATCCTCATTGAGGATCTCGCCAACGCGTACGCCATCGACACCGAGTCGACCATCGCCACCGCGTTCACCGCCGCCGCCGGCATGGGTGGACCGGTCACCGTGGAAGACAACACCCTGTCCGGGTGGGGCGCCGCCCTGTACGAGGCCGCCGCGCTGGTCTACGGCGGCTGCGGGCAGCTGCCCGACCGGCTGTGGTGTTCCCTGGACGTGTGGGCAGCGGTCGGGCCCATCGTGGACCCGGCCCACCTGGTGTTCCCACCCAACGCCTCCGGCAGCGCCGGCACGTCGACGCTGACCGCGTTCACGGGCAACATGTTCGACCTGACCCGGGTGGTCGTGCCGACGTTCCCGGACGGCACCTGCATCCTCGGCGTGTCGAGCATGGCCGAGTACTACGAGGACCGGATCGGTCTGCTGACCGCCGTCGAGCCGAAGATCCTGGGTGTGGAAGTCGCCTACGGCGGATACACCGCGTTCGGGTTCCTCGAAACCGATGGGTTCGCCAAGCTCACGGCGCCGGTGCCGGTGCCGTAATGACCTGCCCTGGGGAGTCTGGTCACCGCAGCCGACGACGGCTGTAGGGCGCCGCGAGCGCACCGATCCCGACCAGAGGGGGGCAGGGATTGGTCGACGCCGCCCATTCCCGCAGCCTGTCGGACCAGACTCCCCAGGGCAGCAACACTGAAGCGAAAGGCGGGGCGGGTGGCGACGGTACCCACGGTGATCGAGATCCGGGCATGGCTGAAGGTCAGCACGGCCGCGATCTCCGACGTCGAACTACAAGACATCCTCGACGCGGAAGCGCAGCTGCAGGCCGAAGCGTGCCGGGTTCCGGACACGTGGCCGGACGACCCGGACACGTTCCCGCCGCTGCTGCGGCTGGCCCTGTATCGCCGCTGCGGGCGCAGCGTCGCCGCCCGCGGCGTGCCGCTGGGGTTGACCGCCGGGGACGAGTACGGCCCGACCCGGCTGCCGCAGCTTGACCCCGAAATCGAACGGCTCGAGCGGCGGCTACGCAAATTCGTCGCCGCATAAACGAAAAAAGGGGCAACACAATGAGAGACGAACACGGCAACGTCATCCCGGCGCCCGGGACCGGTCCCCACCTGCCCGACGACCAGCCGCAGGAGCCGGCTCCGGTCCCACCCCGGCGCCCGGGCCGTACCAAGCCGGTCGACCCGGACGACCCGGACGGCGACACCAGTCCGGTTGACGATCCGGAACCGAAGACCAGCCGCCGCCGCTAACGATGGTGGATCTGGCGCAGACACGCGGGGAGCTGGTCGACGCCGTCGACCAGCTCCCCGCCGTGGTCGACGGCGTCCCGGTCACCTTGACCGGCCACCTGCACCAGCCGCATCCGGTGATGGCCTGGGATGCGTGGCCGGTGTGGCAGGCCGTGCGGCCGGTGGCGATGTGCGTCGCGGAAACGGACTGGCAGCTGTGCGTCGCGCTGCCCGCCGCCGACCCGGCCACGACGGTCGCCGCGGGTGACGCCCTGATCGACCCGGTCGCCCTGGCGCTCGAGGAGTACCAGATCACCACCGTGGCACCGGGGCAGCTGGTCGTGGCCGATGGCGCGACCGTACCGATCCTGATCTTCGCCGTAACGATTTGAAAGAGGAGTCACACGATGGCCGGCACTGCCACGAAACTCGGGCCCGGGACGCTGACGATCGGCGCAGCGCCACCGGCGGGCTTGGACCTGTCCTGTCAACTCTCCGCCACGAAGGTGGCGTGGGACAAGGACAAGGAAGACGACACCCCCACGCTGTGCGGCGACACCATCGCCGGTGGCACGGAGTACACCGCGAAGCTGTCCGGGACGGTCCTGCTCGACCTGTCCGACGGCGGCATGGTCGATTTCACGTGGGAGAACAAGGGCGGGCAGTTCCCGTTCGTGTTCGTGCCCAACAACACCGCGGCCAAGGCAGTCACCGGCGAGCTGATCGTGGATCCACTCGACGTCGGCGGCGACGAAGTCAAGAAGAACATGACGGCCGATTTCGAGTGGGACTGCGTCGGTGAGCCGGTGTGGGGCGACGCCCCGCTACCCCTGGGCGCCAGCCGGGCCACACGATCCAAGGAAGACACGGGATCGACCCGCCCGGCCCGGACACCAGCGCTGACGGGCTGACGTGCGGTCATGGCCGGCGATGTGCAGGTGATCGGCGCCGACCGGCTCGCGGCCACGATGCACGCCGCCGGCCGGTCCCTGGCCGACATGACCGACGTGAACCGGCGCACCGCCGCCGGCATGGCCAACGTGTCCCGGTCCCGGGCGCCGCGCCGCACGGGCCGGCTCGCGGCCTCCACCCGCGCCGCGGCAACCCGGTCCCAGGCCACGGTGACGGCTGGGGGCCCGGGCGTCCCGTACGCCGGGGTGATCCATTTCGGGTGGCCGGGGCACAACATCCGGCCGCAGCCCTGGTTGTACGCGACGCTGCGGGCCTCCGAACCGGCCGCGGTCGCCGCGGTGGATGCCCGCATCGGGCAGATCATGAGCAAGATCCATGGAGCGTGAGAAATGAGTGACCGGAAGCTGAAAGCGCAGCGGTACCGCCTGTGGATGGCCGACGACACCGAACACGAAGTGCGGATCACCAACGCTGACATGGTGGCGTTCGACCGGGAACGGGCCCGGCACCGCAGCTGGCCGTCGTTGGAAGAGGCGCCGTTCCTGTTCGCTAACTACGTGTGCTGGCGGGCGGCGACCCGCATGGAAATCCTGAACCTGACGCTGTCCGAATTTGAGGAAGAGGTGGTGCAACTCGAGGCGATCAACGACGACGAAGACAACGACGTGGACCCTACCCCGCCGGTAGCCGCGCCTACATGGTCGTCGCCATCGCCCTAGCCTCCGGCACGGCGCCCGCGGCGTGGTGGCATGAAGACGACGCCACCATCGCCACCGCGCTCGAATTACTAGAACGGCAGGAACGCTGACCATGCCATCCTCGACGCTGATCATCAAGGTCGTCGCGGACACCGCTCAGGCATCCGCGAAGATGCAGACCGCGGCCCAGGGCACTTCCAAGTGGGCCCAGGGACTGCGGAAAGCGGCGATACCTGCGGTGGCGTTGGGTGTGGCAGCTCTCAAGGGCGCGGACATGGTCATCGACGCCGCGTCCCTGCAACAGCAGGCCATGGGTGCGGTCGATTCCGTGTTCGGCGACTCCGCCGACACCATCAAGGAATGGGCCCAGTCCGCGGCGGAGTCGGTCGGCCTGGCCGCGTCTGAGTACGCCCAGATGGCCGCCGTCGTCGGATCGCAGCTGACCAACCTCGGCCTGCCCCATGACCAGCTGCTCGGCAAGACGAAAGATCTGATCACGATGGGCGCGGACCTCGCGGCCACGTTCGGCGGCCCCACCTCCGACGCCGTCGACGCGCTGTCGGCTGCGCTGCGCGGCGAACGTGACCCGATCGAACGCTACGGAATTTCGATCAAGGACGCCGACATCAAGGCCCGCAAGATGCGCGACGGCACCGACAAGCTCACCGGCGCCGCCGGGAAACAGGCATCCACCACCGCCCTGTTGGCGCTGGTCACCGAACAGGCCGCGAAGGCCCACGGCCAGTTCGCCCGCGAATCCGATACTGTCGCCGGGGCGCAGCAGCGCGCCGCCGCCCAATTCCAGAACGCGAAGGCGGCGATCGGGCAGGCCCTGCTGCCGGCGATGCAGAC